TCCCCCTCTGTTCCCAAGCGCCCTGGCAACCCTTCGGGGTCCCTCCCGCGGCCCGGCTGGCGAGTGTGATTGCTCGTCAGCCGGAGTCGTGGATCTACCGCGCGGTAGATCCGGATTGGCGCTGGGGAATCGCAGAACACATCGCGGCGATCCAAGCCGACAATCTGAACACGCTGGTTTGGGCGAAAACGAAGGACGCGGCGAGGGGGAAGAATGCTCCGAAGCCGATACCGCGGCCTCATGCTCCGTCTAAGAACGTCGCTGAGGATCTGACTCCCGAGGAGATCGAGGAGATTCTCGCGCGGCCTCGCACCGAGGTCACCGATACGGAAACTATCTGACGAATTAAATAGAGAAGAGAGGTGGCCTCGTGGCTGAAGGCGCTGGCGCAGATCTCGGAACCGCATGGCTGAACGTAGTTCCAAGCTTCCAAGGTTTACAAAAGTCGATCGAGTCTGAGCTTGGCGCAGTCAACGTCGGCGGGGCTACCTCTTCGTGGGGCTCGCGTCTCGGCGACTCCCTTACTCGCGGTATCGGCGGTGCGCTTGAGACGATCGGGAAGCTCGGTCTCGGCGCAACTGCTGCAGCCGTCGGCGGAATCGGCGCGGCCCTCGGAGCCTACATCCCGGAGGCCATCAAGGCCTCGGACGCCACAGACAAATTCCAGAACACGCTGAAATTCGCTGGGGTCGATCCGGGGAAGATCAAGGACCTGACTGCTGCAGCGCAGACCTACGCTGACAAGACGATCTACGACCTGCAAGACATCCAGTCGATGACGTCAAAGCTGGCCGCGAACGGCGTCAAAGGCTTCGATAAATTGGCCGAGGCCGCGGGCAACCTCACCGCGGCAGCGGGCGGCGGCAAGAACGAATTCGCGGCCTTCGGGTACGCAATGGTCCAAGTCAATGCAGCGGGCCGTCTGATGACTCAGGACTGGAATCAGATCGCGAACGCGATCCCCGGCGGCGCTGGAAAGATCATGGCCGCGCTCAAGGACATGGGAGCCTACACCGGCGACTTCCGTGACGCGATGGCCAAGGGGAAAATCTCGGCCGAGGATTTCAACAAGGCGATCACGCAGCTTGGCTTTGACGAGGTTGCTATTCAGGCGGCTCAGTCGGCTACGACTTTTGAGGGCGCGTGGGGCAATCTCGAGGCCTCTCTGAATAAAGAGCTGACCGGCTCTCTCAAAGAGGTCAAGAAGCCGATGACCGAGCTGATTAACGCGGTCGCTGATGGTCTCGTGCCTCAGCTGGGGGAGAATCTGGCTCCTGCAGCGCAGAGCGCTGCGGGCTGGATCCAGCGTCTAGCTGACTCGGTTAAGAGCGGCGAAACCAATATTAAGAGCTTGAAGGGGCAGCTTGAGGCCGTCACTGGAGGCTTCGGCGCGATGCTCGCAGCGGGCGCTGGTCTGAAGAATTTCCAGCAGATCGCTGGTTTCTTCGGAGGCCTCGATAGCGCGCTAGGTAAAAGCGCGGGATCGATTGGCGACTTCGCGAAGGGCATCCCCGACGCGGCCAAGACTCTTGGCTCTCTGAAGAATCTCCCCGGTGAAGTGACCGGAGCTTTCGGACAAATGTCGAAGCGGGTCACCGCGGCGCGGTTTGAGCTGACCGGCGTCTCCGATGGTTTCTTCGATACGCTTTTCGGTGGCACGCGCCTCGGCTCAGCGCTCACAGCGGCTAATGGAAAGCTCTCGGCTGGCATGGGCGTGCTCAAGGGCACCGTGATGCGCTCAGCTGCGACGACGGGACTTGCTTTCGATACGGTAGCGGCGCGGATGGCTCCTTCAGTCTCCCGCATCGGTGGCGTTGCCTCCGCGATCGGTGGGAAGATCATAGGCCCGATCGCGCCGATCGGCGCGCGCGTGCGCGCGGCTTTCGCGCCTCTTGGCGCTGCTTTTGATGGCCTCGGCTCTAAGCTGTCGGGCCTCGCACCGAAGATCACTGATTCGCTTGGGAAGATCGGTGGCGCTTTTGCGCCCGGTCGAATGTTGAAATTCCTTGCTTTCGGTGGCCTCGCGGCTGCTGCTTTCGCGGGGATTGGCGCGATCGTCCAGCAGGGAGGTGTCGAGCTGGTCGCCCAGATCGGCCAAACTCTGCAGACTCTGCCAGGGCAGATCGCGCTCTATGGTGAAAAGATCGCTCAGGCTCTCCCCGAGGCCCTAGCGACCGGCACGAATGTGATCACGATGGTGATCAACGCGGTCACGCAGTCGATGCCTCAGCTCTCGAATGCTTTCGGCAAGATCGTCCCAGCCTTGGTCAAGGGATTGTCTGACGCGCTCCCCGTTCTCCTTCCCGCTGTGGCTCAGATGCTCACGGCGATCACGACAGCTCTAGTGGAGAACGCGCCGATGCTCATCGAATCTGGCCTCCAGCTCCTCCAAGGGCTGGTCGATGGGATCTTCGCAGCCCTCCCGGTCCTGATCGCAGCTCTGCCGCAGATCATCACGACCTTTATGAATGGTCTGTTGCAGGGCTTGCCGCGCATCCTCGAGATGGGCACGCAGCTCCTTCAATCGATCATCGACGGGATCTTGCAGACTCTTCCTGCTTTGATCGCGATGCTCCCGCAGATCATCACGACAGTGATCAATGGGTTGGTGCAGGCGTTGCCGCAGATTATTCAGGCAGGCGTGGGTATGCTGAACGCGCTGATTAATGGTCTGATCCAAGCGATCCCGATGCTGATCGAAGCGCTCCCCACGATCATTACGACGGTCGTGGATACCCTCCTCGCGAATCTCCCGATGATTATTGAAGCTGGTATCCAGCTCCTGATCGGCGTTATCACCGGCCTCGTGCAAGCAATCCCTCAGCTGATCGCGATGCTCCCGCAGATCATCGTCACGATCGTCACCACGCTCGTGCAGAATATCCCGAAGATCATCTCCGCGGGTATTCAGATCCTCGTCGGACTCGTCACCGGCATCGTGCAGGCGATTCCGCAGATCGGCAGCGCGATCGCACAAGTCGGATCAAGCATCCTCTCCGCTGTCGCGGGCTTCCCGCGCATGCTCTTCGAGTCAGGAAAGAAGATCATCAGCGGCCTCATCGACGGCATCAAGAGCATGTTCTCGAGCGCCAAGAATGCAGTATCAGGCCTGCTCTCCGGCATCCGTAACCTCCTGCCCTTCTCGCCCGCTAAAGAGGGTCCTTTCTCCGGCCACGGATGGACTCTCTACTCGGGCATGTCGATCGCGGAGGCGCTGGCTGATGGTATGCAACGCCGAGGTCATCTTTTCAAGGAAGCTGTGGCCGACACTTTGGCTGAAGGGCAGGCGCAGATTCGAGACCTCGAAGCTGGTCAGCTCAACGCTGTCGGCGCGTATCGTCGGGCGTCCATGATGTCGGATTGGACTCTGGGGAAGACTCAGTCGGCTCGCGAGCTTGTCGTCCGCGACGTCAATGACCAGTTGGTCGGGCGGATGCGCGTCGAAGCCTACGGCGTGACAGGCGATGCTCTTGGCAGCGTCTCGCGCGGGTCGCTTCGCGAACGAATCGGCATCAGCCGCTAATCCCCGAGCAACTTATACCTATATATAAGGAGTAAATCGCTATGACGTGGTGGTCAGGATCATCCGGTTACCTGATGGTCGGAATCGATATCTATCAGCACGGGGATCCGAATTCTGGCTCGATCGAGCTGGAAATCGTCTACCGCGTCAAGGCCGACGGCTACGGTCATAACTGGTCGAATACTCTGCATCGCTGGGGCGAGGTCTCCGGCGATGTTAACTTCTCCTTCTCGTCGGGTCGCGGGGGATACGACGAGAAGGAGATCTCACGTGAGCGACGCACCTACCGTACTGAGTACGGCAGCGGTCGGCACGTGGCGTTCTCTGCGTCGATCGGCCCGATCTGGAATGGAGGCGCGCCACAGCTCACAGTCGGCTGGGACATCCCCGCGAAATCGTGGGGGAACCCGCCGACCCCGTCGAATTTCACCGCGGCTTCGCGCGCGGATGGCACGGTACTCGTCACGTGGGGCATGGCAACTGATCCGAATGCTCCGGCGGATTGGCTCGGCGTCGATCGCTGGGATGCATCTACCGCTCAGTATCGGCGCCTCGCTAACCTCCCCGCGTCGGCTCGCAGTTGGGTTGATAAGAATGTCCCGGCGAATGATCAGTATCGCTGGCGGATTCACGCTTGGCGTAACGACGGCGCGGAGTCGGGCTGGGTTGAGAACAAGGCCGGGTCGTCTAATACGACCTCTCCCGGCGATCTCTACTCAGTCCCCGGCGCGCCGAAGGACGTCAAGGCCGCAAAGATCACCGGCGGAGCCATCCGCGTCACGTGGGTGAAGACGACTCCCTATCGTGATCGGTGGGGCGTCGAGATCTGGGACGGTGACACCAAGGTCGGCACCGCTCCGGCTGGCGCGACGTCTTGGACTCACTCGTCCTTCAATCCCTCGATTACCCATCAGTATCGCGTCCGGCAGCTTGGCCCGGGAGGTCTCGTCTCTCCCTACAGCGAGACCTCCAATTCGGTCTACGTCCTTTCGGTCCCCGGTACTCCCGGAGGACTCAAGCCTCAAGGCTCGACGATCCCGATGGGCGAGGGCGTCCTCGAGTGGATCCACGCGACTCAAGACACGACCGCGCAGACCAAAGCGCAGGTGCGGCTTCGCTCTCGCGGTGCTTCCGACTGGTCGACCTACACAGTCACCGGAGACTCGCAGCAATACAGTGTCGCGGCTTTCAGCGAGGGCACCTACGAGTGGCAGGTGCGCACGTGGGGCATGTACAAGCCCAACGAAGAAGCGGGGGCCTCTCCGTGGAGCGCGGTCTCAAGCTTCCTCATCGCTGCCCGACCGACCGCAGGGATTCTTTCTCCTGAGACTCGGATTGATACGAGCCAGTTAGTCGTCCGCTGGTCGTATTATCAGCCGTCAGCGGCTCGGCAGACGCTCGCACGCATCCCAGTAACCGACCTGAAGGAGAATCGCAGCCGCGCCGCCCGCGACCGGGCGCGACGTGAGGACCCACCGCATCGCGTCGGAGCCGTACTTGTTGAACACCTCTGCCACGTCCGGGTAGTTACGCAGCGA